TCAGATCAGCCGAAGGCCCTTGAAGCTGGCGTGGCCGTCCTTGCCGATGATGATATGATCGTGGACGGTGATGCCGAGCGGCTTTGCCGTATCGATGATGGTTTTGGTCATCTCGATATCTGCACGCGAAGGGGTCGGGTCCCCACTCGGATGATTATGGATTAAAATCAAGGCTGTAGACGATAATTCAAGCGCCCGGCGCACGATTTCGCGGGGGTAGACCGGGGTATGGTCAACAACGACAAGAAAGCTCTACGCAAAATCTGTGAGCTTTTCCGTGTAAGTAGCTGATTTTAAACCAGCTTTTACATCAGTGTACCGGTTTTGTCACCCGCTCGTTAAGTGAACTTTATTAGCAGTTTTATTAGCAAAACGCGACCCTGAGTGGAATCTATGAAACATTATTGCGCGGAAATTTGCAATAGGTGAGGGGGATCGAAAATCTGCGTTGGACTGCATCAAGTCACCAGTAAGTGACGTTTCACCTAAGTGGCTGTCCTTGAATGTCGCTAACCGATGATATTTTCAGCGCAAATCCAGAAATCCGTAATTTTCTAAATACTCCTGAATTCAAAAACAGGAGATTTACTAATGGATTTAAACAATTACTTTGACGAACTTAACAGCAAGAAGCACGGTTTCAGCAAGTCTGAAGATTTCGAGAAATATTCCCTTTATCGTTGCTATATCAATATCATTGCTCGTTGCCGCAATGAAAACCACCCGCGCTATGCCGATTATGGCGGTAGAGGCATCCTCTGTCATTTTGAAAATTTTGAAGCTTTCGCCCGTGAAGTGGGTCTTCGCCCATCTGCCGATTTTTCCATTGATCGCATCGACAACAATAAGGGCTATGAACCCGGCAATGTTCGTTGGGCAACTGATGCTGAACAGTCGCGCAATCGTCGTCCCTACAAGAAGCGGACGAAGCCAACCGTAAGAAAACCTACCCTTCACTAAGCGGTAAAAAGCCGGGGGTGTCCTGTTCGTCTACATAATGGATGAACAACAAAACATCCCCAAAAGCTCTTCAGATCATCAAAGCATCTGAAGGCTGCAAACTCAAAGCCTACCTCTGCCCCGCGAACATTCCGACCATCGGATATGGACATACCAAGACAGTCACTTTGGCTGATGTGAAACGCGGCATGACAATCACCCAAACCGAAGCTGATCGACTGCTTGCCCTTGATCTGGCTGAATTCGAGAAAGGCGTGGTAAAGCTGGTCAAAGTCCCATTGAGCGACAACCAGTTCGGCGCACTTGTGTCGTTTGCCTTCAATCTTGGGCTTGGCGCGTTTTCAGGCTCAACCCTTCTCAAAAAAATCAACGGTAAAGCGCCGATTGCAGAAATCGGGAAGTCTTGGCTTCAATGGGACAAGGCAAGGGTGAAAGGCATTCTCACACCCTTGCGTGGGTTGACCATCCGAAGGCAGGCAGAATTCGACTTGTTCAAATCAGGCTGACTCTAACCGTCATTCGCTATCAGAACTTCATGCTCAGCAACTCAGGAAAATTATAGTAGCGTAAGCGCTTGTCGCGGCAGCGGTAGTCATTCCTTGAGGAATCCACGCCCAAATTCTTGTAAACGGCTACGCCAATATACGACCAATCGGGGTTGGAACGTTCCGCTGTGCGCGTGCAAAAAGCGTAAATCTGCTTTGCAGGATCGAGCAGCACCACGCTCGAAATCTCGGCTTTCGTGAAATCCCCGGCTTTGATGGTTCCGCGCATGGCTTCCAAATAGTCACGTTTAATCGGTCTGGACGGTGGACGTTGCGAGTCCAAAACAGATTGTGGTGCCGGAGTCTGGCAGCCAGCCAGGGTCATCGCGACTGCACAGAGCAATAAAATCGTCTTCATTTAATTCACTCCCCATAAGGCATTCGAAGGCAGGCTGAGTTCGATCTTTTCCGAAGCGGCTAAATCTTACCGTTCTTTTTGATCACTTCGGCAGCGTTGAAAGCGCCCTTTGCTCCAGCTTCGTTTGCATGGAACATGATGACCGTGACGCCGATCTGCGCTGTTGGGGCGTACATAGGCGTGCTGAAGGAGTTTGCACTGTACGTGCCGTAAGCGGTATTGCCGTAGACGTTCGCAGAAGCGTTGCCATAGGTGTTCGTATTCATTCCAACGAAACGAGAACCCTGCGCTGTAGCGACTTGATCAAGCCTGAAATGCGTGTATCCGCGCCTCACCGTGGCTTCAGCCGCCTTTTTCATGGTGATGGCACCGGCAGCACTGGTGAAAATCAAGCCGCTTGCATTGGTGTCCAAGCGCACCGCATTTGGCGCAAGTGGCATTTCGCTCGTGGTGGCACAGCTTGAGAGCATCGCGCAAAGCACGACGCCTGCAATAAACATCTTCTTCATAGTTCCCCCGAGAAATAAACGCGACCACAGTATTTGTTTCGTGGGCGAAAGCAATTGAATCGAAGGATCGATCACAACTTTAGTTGGTGGGCGCACTAACCGTAGCTGGCTCGATAAAAGAGCCGTCACTGAAAATCCAACCCGGTTTAGGTACTGGTTCCCCATTTTCCAATTCGTAGAGAATATATTCAAAGGGCAACGAAAGGTATGTAGCATCTGTCTCGACTGCTATTACGCGCTCATCAGAAACGACGACTTTGGTTGTTCCTGAATTATCAACACCCTGAACAATATTCCATCTGGCGCGAGACCATATATACCAGTCGTCCGTACCTCTCTGCCAGTATACAGCATTTGGAGGTGCGTATTGAGGTAGGGTGGTAGGGATGTATTTTATCCATTTTCCGTGATCAATCATTTTAAATATCCTCTTAAATTATCCGACGACATACCAGTTGCCCCAGATATCGGTCTGCTGAATGGTGCGATAAAAAAGAGCAACCAATGTTCTATTGTCACCGGGACCAGTATTGGTTGTAACGCCACATACGATGTTTGGAGCAAGGTTCGTATCAAATATCCCGCCAGTGCTGCGAACATCTGCCCACTGAACGCCGCCGTATCGAAGGCGATTTGATCGAGCCAATATGTTTGAAATCCAGTCACCGAAATAGGGAATGTAAATATTACCATCGGCGTTAATGCGCCCTCCACTCGGAAGCCATAACGTTCCGTCTGGTGCGAAATCCCAACCATTCGTATTCGCACCGATGAAAGTGTTGCCGTTTACGCGTTGACCGATTGTTGCGAGAGCCGTTGTGCGACCGGCGGCACCGAATGACATCTGTGCTTCACCCGTACCTGTGTTGCGGATTGTGAACATTGGCTCAGCGCTGCCAGCGGGACCACCATTCGCGGAGATTCTCAAACCGCCTGCCAGTACACCACCTGACGTGTTCAGTTTTCCCGCAAGACCTGTATCAACATAAGCAGTTGTCGCCAGCCGCGTTGAATTGTTTCCTTGCGCTGGAGTTGGCGCAGTTGGTGTTCCAGTGAAAACCGGGGAAGCTAAGGGTGATTTCAGGCTCAACGCGGCTTCGACCGTGTCGAATGCTGTTTGAACAGGCGTGGAAATCGGAAGGGTAGCAGGCGTATAAGTCGCCAGTGTGGTTGCATTGCCGTTGATATTGATTGGAAACGTATCGCCAAAATCGGTGTTGTCTGCCTGCATGAGAAGCCGATTGCCGGAACTCATACCAAGAGAAATCTTCGCGCTTCCCTGATTAGCGCCACCGCCTTGCTGAACGGGGGTAAAAGCGAGACTGAGCAATTCAAATGCCGCGCCGTTGTAAACGACCTCCACCATGCGCCCCGAAACGATTGCTCCGGCGATCAAAGGCGAACCATCCGTTTGGGAAACAATTCCCTTGGTTCCAAGTTGGTTGATGTTCAAAGTCGCTGCGCCAGTGTTCGTAGCATGCGCCCAAAAACGATAGATGATGCCTTTCGAATATCCGGCTGGTGCAGCCTCGAACGTCAAAACGTAGGCGTTACCCGTTCCCGTCGAAGTGTAAACAGGATTGGCTTGGTTATAGAAGCGCTTCAGCGAACCGCGAATTGAGCGGATAATTGGCGCAACGGAAGATGGTGAATAGCCACCGGCAACACCATTCGGAGACGGTTGGGTGTTGTCCGCATCAAGCTCTTTCCAATCGGAAGAAATTAAATCTGTCATGAGCTTTTCGCCCTCTTTTTATTATTGATTTTATTTAGGTTATTGGTCGCTTTCGTAGCCAAGATCACGGAAGTAATCGGCAATGGCAGTTGCCACTGCCTGATCAGAAGTGCGCTTACGGATTTCCACGAGCTTCTTCATATGCCCCTGAATCCCGCCTTTCTGCATCTCTGCTTTGGGAATATCGGCAAGCCATGCGACTGTTTCCGGGTTCTTGAAAAGTGCCATTCGACTGTTGGTGAAGAGCTTGTTCGTGCCAGCTTTTACGGCACCCTTTGCCGCTCCAATGGCAAGCGCGGACATCGGTTCAAGCCCGCCTGCCATACCGAGCGCAGAAGTCAGCACGTTGTTCTTGTCCAGCGGATTGAGATTGTCGAGCATCTGCTTGTGCGTCTGGCTATTCGAATGGTTCGCACCACGAGCGTATTGCTTCATGTTGTTTGAGACACGAGCAAGCCTGTCCAAATCCTGTCGGTACTGCTGGTTCTTCGTGCCCTTGAAAATGGCGTCTTTCGCTTCGGGAGACATCTTCGACCACTTGTTCAAGAACATGGTGGAATTGAATTGCTCGACGCCTTCAACGTCCGTGGACTTGCCAAGCTGCTCGATGCTGCTGGAAACAACATCAGCCCAAGCATCCTTGCCGCCTTCAGATTTCTCAACGGTTCTACGAATTTGCGCGATACGGTTTCCGCCCTTATTGGTGGTCTCCGTCGCGAATTGCCAAATCTTGTCTGTATCGGGAGCTTGGATAATTTTATCGGCAACCCCGCCTTTTCCGAAACCTTTCACCGGGTCCATGTGGCGGCGATACTGATTATTGGCTTTACGCCATGCTTGTGCGGCATCTTCACCAGACGCTACAGCCGTCTTTTCCATGTCGGCAGTCAATGCGCCATACAAGCCGTTGAGATGGTTTGAGAGAACCTTGTCGTCTGTGTCTTTCGCCCGTTGACCAATGATCGTTCGAGCTTTCTGAAGCTGATCGAAAGTCATTCCGTTCTGAGCATCTTCCAGAATAGCGGTCGCATCATCAATGACGCTATCAGTCTGAGAACCGATTGCACGCTTGTCAAAACTGCCCATGCCTTCACGATCCGCTTTCAGCTTCTGCAAAAAGGAAGACGTGTTGTCGATCACGGCTGGAGAGGTCACTTTCTCGCCAACGCGGTCATAGAGTTGGTTTGAGCGTTGGTAGCCCGCCTGTTTTGCAGCCTTTGCCTGTTCCTTGAGAAGTTCCCCGAGTTCAGCCTGCGTTCTGGCAGTTCCTGTTCCCGAAACAATCCGGTCGAATTCGCCGTCCATCGCCTGATGAGCATCATCAATGCGTTTCTGAATTTCGTCACCGTTTCGAAGCGAGGACAGAGCATGTTCAAATTTTGATGTGCGTGGATTGCCGTTGACCATGCCGGGAAGCGGATTATCAGCGCCAATGGCGTTCAGGTCTGCCAATCTCGCCTGCGCCTTTGCAACATCGTCAACTTCACCGACCAGCATCTTTTTGTAGGCGTTTTTACCTGCTTTCCAGCCAGCGCCAACCGCACGACCGGCACCTTCGCCAGCCGCACCCATCGCAAACGTTTTGCCCATATCAACAGCCCGTTCAGAGCCGGTTCGCGTGTCTTCATTACCGAACAGCCAGTTCAAGCCATTCTGGACACCTTCGCGACCGGCAACAGAACCACCACCAGCACCAGTTACCGCGCCACTAAAGGCACCAACGCCTGTTCCAATAACAGGAACGGCAGAACCAACCGCACCCCCACCGAGACCGCCAAGAACGCCACCCACAGCGCCGCCAACCGTTTCACCGATTTCAGGTGCGATAGACGCGAAGTCGCCAAGAGATGGAACCCAGTTTTCGCGATTGTAAAGCCGTGTCCTGCCGTTCTCATCCGTGAAAATGAAGTTGTCGTCGCCATAAGGTTTTGCGTCGGGATATGTCTTCTGGATTGCTGCAAGTCGGTCTTCGGGCTTATCGAGCGCGCCGACTGCCATGCGGACGTTCCAAGGTGCATCACCTGCATCGCCCGAAATGTCGCGAGGATCGGGACCGGCATTTTCGAAAACGTTGGTGCCGCTGTCTTTCTCGATAATCTTGCGCTTCCAATCGGGAATAGCACCGCCATCGCGTTCAATAATTTTCTTCTTCCAATCGTCCATAGGTTAAAGCGTGAAGCCTCCAAGCCCGGAGAGACCGCCCCGGCGTTTGCGCTGTTGTTCTGGCAACGAAGAAAGAACGGCGATTTCCACGGGATTGCCGCCACCGATGCGACCGCCTTGCGCCCTTGCTGTTGCCTGTATTTGGCTATTTAGCGCTTGGTCCTGTTCTGCAAGGGTCTTGGCGAAATCACCGATCTGACCGAAACCTTTGGTCACTTTGTCGGTTTCCATGCCGAGAATTTTGTCCCCGATCTGAACGTTCGATCCTGTCAGCTTATTATAGGCGTCGATCAGAACCCCATTGCGGCTTTTCGGCTCTTCCGTCTTTTGAGCAAGGGCAACTGTTTCCGTGCCGGGAATCTGTCTTGGCGCTGATACAGGATCGGCAGCAGCGATGACTTCCGAGACAACATCAGGTTTGGATTGGGAAGGAGCGCCATTATAGGCAGATTGCAGCCACGAAGGGGCATTGTCGCCTTTACCGTCAGCACCCCAAACACCGGGCTTGCCCATACCAACATGCATGGAACCTGCCTGCATATAGCCGGGACCGGCACCAAAGCCGGTAATGCCGTTTGCCTTGCCCTGACTGACAATCTGTTCGAAAATCGGTCGATCCTGATCGTTTGCCCAATCGAGTTTGCGACCGTCCTTATAGAAAAACATGTCGCCAGCGCCGCCATGATCATGCCGAACAGAACCAACACGAGCGCCGCCTTCCTCAATACCTGGCTGTCCACCTGAAAACACTTCAGCTGTGACACCCATGTTTTCCAGATAGCCAAGCCGTTTCAGGAGTTCTTCAGAAAGCTCACGATTGCGCGTGGCTCCCTGATTGGCATAACGGATGTAATTGACCATCAACGCTTCCTCCGAACCATTTCGGGAGGATCGTCACTGAAGCGATAGGAGGCACCAGCCGGAACAGCATCATAGCCTTCTTGGCTATCAACGACGACCGCACCTTTCTTGTACGGATTTTCGGGAGCGTTGATGCCGCCAAAGTACGTGCGGTTGGTCTTGTTTTCTTCCGTATCGGGATAGATGCGCTCAATCTTGCTGTTGTATCGATCGATGATGCCACCGAGCGATTTTTCGCGGATATCAAGCAGCCTTTCCAGCGTTGCCTTATCAAGAGTGATGTCGCCACCGGAAACTTGCTGCACGAAGCGCATGTCGCTGTCAGAAATCTGAGCATTGCCGACAAGATCACCCTTCATTCTCGCTGCCATTTCCATAGCCTGCGTGCGGAAGGTTTCAGTGTCAGCAACCTTACTGGAATCGCCACCCATGGCGGCAATTACCTTCTGTCCCCAAAGAAGCTGGTTTGCACCGAAACCGGTCGTCGCGTTGCCAAGGGCATGCTTCATTTCATAGACTTGATTTAGGGCACCCTGAGCGCCCGAAGCATTTTCGCGCTCCTTGTCCATGGCTTTCCACATGTCACCGTCTTTGGGACCAGTGCTGACGTTGATATTCGTGTCTTTCTTCTTCGCCGTTTCATATTTGCGGAATTCGGGATTTTCCAAACCGAACTTGAAGTCTTTCTGATCGGCGGTGATTTCTGCATTTTGCCCAACAGCCGAACCAAGGCTTTCCGCCTTCTTCGTATCGAACAGGCTCTTGCCGTAACCGTCTGCCAGTCGATAGGAGCCATCTTCGCCAAGCACCATGCCATTTTCGGCACCATGCTGTTGCAGCGCCTGAATCTGCTTTTGTGTGGCACGAGCGCCTTCGTCGTCGCCATTGGCGAGCTGCATTTTGTGAAGATCGAAAAGCGCCTCTATCGAATAGCCATTCTCGGAAGGAGAACCGTATTTTTCAACGAAGGTTTGCGCCCGCTTTTGTGCATCCTGCACACTCTGGAGCTTCACCTGATTGGCTCGGTTGGTGATGCCTTTCGTCTGGCGATCAGCAATGCCGTCCATGTTCGCGTTGTATGCGCCAACACCTTGACCGAGACCTTGCCCGACAATCTGGAGAAGGTTTGTAGGTTTCTCAGAAGGACCACCAGCCGCCATCATTGCAGCGCCACCCATCAGAAGGCTTTGGGCGAGCGATTGTCGCTTATCAGGGTCTTCCGGTAAAAACTGCGAAAGTAGGTTTTCCTTCTTTGCTTGTTCAGGGCTGAGAACGGCTTTCAGATCATTCTCGCCATTGGTTTTCTTTTTGAATAGGAAATCAAATGCACCAGCCATAGTTACGCTGCCTCCATGAGTTTGTTCACATCAACATGGAGCTTTCCGCCGATTTCGATTGCAGCGTCCGTCTTGCGATCAACTTCTTCTGCAATTGGTCCATACCAAAGCTGTTGATCAGGGTCGTTTTTGTAGGTGAATTCGTAAATCGCGATGCGATCACCGTTCGTCAGCGGCATGAAGCCAACATGCTTGTGAAGGATTTTCTCAGACGCTTGGCAAAGGGCGAACAAGCCAGCAAGCGACGACAATCCACCCAAGACCTGTCCAGCCGTATTGCGATAAACAGGTGTCTGGCTGGTCTGGCTGTTGTAGCCGCCACCATTGAGCAAATTGATCATGTTCGCGCTGTTCATAATCGGCTGCTGTTGCGCCCGGTCCCAAGCGCCAACTTCCGCTTCCTTGAGCGTATCCAGTCGTTGATCACGCGATGCACCAACATTCGCCAGTTGCTGAGAAGGCAGGTACTGGTTCTGATAAGTCTGTCCAGCCATGTTGGCAGCATTGAGCTTTTGAGAAGCAAGATTGGAATCTGCCGACACCGAAGCGTTTGCTGCATTCAGTTTCTGGTCGTTCAAACCGAGCATGTTGGAAATGTTGTTCTGGTAATTGTTGCTGAGCGCGTTCATGCCCTGAAGCTGGTAGGAACGATCATTAGCTTGCTGGTTCTGATTGTTGGCAATGTCAGAATTGTAAAGCGAGCCATAGGCATTCGCTGCATTCATCTGATTGGAAACATCCTGATTGTACTGGTTGCCGTACATATCGGTGGCAACCTTCGCCATTTCATTCGCCGCCATGGATTCAGCATTGTTGCGCTGAGTAGCGTAGGCACCCGAACCCATGCGACCAATTGCAGCCGCCTGACTATCAATGCCGGGATTGGTGATGTTCTTCAGCTTGTTGGCAATCTGATCTTGCTGGTTGGAAACCATCTGGTTGAGATATGGGTTGTTGCCAACATTCGCCCCAGAAGCCGTTTTCTGAAGATACTGCATTGCGGGGTTGTTCGATGTCTGTCCGCTCGCAAACTGTCCATTGGCAATCTTGCTCGCCATGTCGTTCGTCGGATTGGGAGAAAAGCCAGCAGTATTCTGAAGCTGATAATAGGTATTCTGTGCTTGCTGATTGCCATTGCTGTTCATCACGGAATTTACGGCATTCGTAGCATTGCTAAGCGTTGATGTGTTGCCATTCCGGGCGATGTTTTCAGCTTGATTTAAAGCATCAACTGTTGCCTGTGATTGATCAGCAATGAGCGAGCCTTGATATGGCAAAGGTGCGCCATTCTTATAGAGATTATCGAGCTTGGAGTACTCGTTCAAAAGGTACTGCTTCGAACCGCTCCAAGGCTCAGTGCTAGTCGTTGTCGTGGTCTGTTTTGGAGTTGATGCCATCGGTTTAAAGCCTCTTTATGAATTCTTCTTTTTGCTTTTCGAAGCCATTTTTCAGGATAAATTTATGCCATTCGCGGCGGGGTGTTCCGACCAATTTTGTGAAGCCTTGATCTTTCAGAAAGACACAAAATATGGTCTGGCAGCGCATAATTTCTTTCAATGATTTGTTCTTTTCGCCGCCTAAAAGCAGAACATTTGCGATCCATTCTCCTTCAAATTTGCAAAGTTCGAGAACTGCCGCAAAGTGATCACCAGTTACGAGATACCATTCGCTGTTCTGCAATTTTACGAGCATTTCCGCTTCATCGAAAACCGCTGGTGTCCGCTCGAATGCTGATATAAGCCAAGCTCGAACCCGCGCATATTCCTGTTCTGTAAAGCCCATCTGCATCATACGTTAAAAACCGCAAAATCGAATGTTCGTATGGTCGTTGCAGCGGCATGTGTGATCACAAAAGAGCCATTATTAATCGCTGAAATGAACGTTGAATTCAAAGCAGTTGCAGCATCAATCGACCTTGCCTGAAGGAAGATTTTGCTTTGGCTATTAATCTTCGGGTTCGTAATCGTTGTTGATGTGGCTGAATTCGTCAGAGTCACAGAACCGGTATTATCAAACTGACTGGCAATTTGATTCAAGACACTTGTGATCTGTCGTGTATTCGTATGATCGTAGACTCTTTCCATTACGCTATTTAGCGTTTTCCCGCCGTCTGCCCGTCAATCTGAACAGCAAAAGCAGTCTTCCAATCACCAGAAATATTGATGCGGAAACGCTGGAAACGTGATTTTTCGCGGAAATAAGCGAAACCGGTTTCGGCATTTGTATCTTGGGGATTTGACCATTGAATTGGATCGGAAAGTAGCTTTCGAGTGCCTACTTGAACCCGAGCCGTTCCATTGCCTTCAAACAATGGTCTTGCCCTCGAAATGGAAGCAATATCGGCACCAGTCTGATTGGGAAGGACGTTTGCAAGCTGATATTCGGGGGTCTCAATGGACAGTTCGAGCGTTTGACCCGAGAACGAATAAACCGCCCCTGTGTCGCTCATCGCCCAAAGCATGGACTTGCCCCCCGACCAAATAGGGTCATCGAAAGAAGCTGGAACATTATCCAGCGTTCCATAGGCGTCCAACTGATCAATCGTCCACGGCAGTGAAATGGCATTGAAGATCATGTCCGCTGTTGCGTCAGCGGTGGTCCATTCGCCAGTGACGTAATTGAATATCAGCATCATGTCTGGATTACCGTTCGGGGAATTAACCGAGCAGAATGACCAGTAAATCAGAGTCTCACGGGGATCGGCTGCAACGGACATAAGATGCAGTTTGTCGGGATCGGCATTTTGCAGGAACCACTTATCGATCCTACCCGCACCAATAGGTGTGAGGCTACCGCCATTGAGCATGTAGAAACCGTCATCAGACAGGAAGAAGTGCCGCCCTTCGACGGAAATCACGGATTCAGAAACAGAACAGCCTTTTCCAACCACCCGGTCTGTGAAGCTGAAAACGTATGGTGCGCCGATATACTGCATCTGAACAATGCCGCGCTGAAGCAATATCCAGCACTGATCATCGGTGACGATACCCATAATCGAACCAGAGCCATGAATGTCTTGGAAATCTGCCTGAGTGGAGGGATTGAAAGCCCAATCGGAAGTTGACTCGATTCCGCTCCAACGAACGCGGTAAGGAACAGCACCGTCCAGAGCGTCATAGGTATTCCCGAGAATGGTGAAACCTTTGGTCGTCGCAATATGCCTGCCTTTCACAAGGGTCGTCAGATTTGCAAACTGGATGTCTTGATTCATGTCGATGAATTGGGGTTCATCGCTGAAGTTGGTGAAGATTTGCAGGCTTCCGAATTCCACCGACTTCCAACGTTCTTTGCCCGTAGTCGTGTAGCCGCCTGATCTGGAAATGTTCGTCCATTGACGTGTGGACGGCGAGAGCTTGTAAAGCGCCGTGGCACAACCACCATAAACTTTGGCATCGCCTGATGCATTTTGACCGATGGCTGTGCCGAGCGGGCGAGAAGCCATCGCTGTGGACGAATATAAGCTGGCTGCTTTCATCGGAAAGAAGGTGACGCCACCGGCAAAAGAGCCGCGCCCCGGCGTTCCATTATGCGCCTTCACCAGCCCCGCATTTCCGAGTGCTGGAAGATCAGGCGTCCAAGACGCGAAGGGCTGATCAATTACTGCCATGTTGAACCACCAAGCGTGATGGAGCCAGTCATGCGACCGCGCCTGTCATCTTCCGCAAGAACGCTAAGAGCTTCGTTCAAAGCAGCCTGTTCGGAAGCAATGCCTTCGGCATCCTTTTCCCAACGGTAGAATTCCCTGAGAACGGCTGAAATGTACACGTTCTGGAAATTGTCGAAGAGCCAATTGGAGTTCGTCTCCGTCAACGGCGTGAAAGCTGAATAGTAGGTAAGCTTGACCGTTTCTTCGACTTGACCGGCAAAGATCAGTTTTCCGGCAATACGATAATAGCCGACCTCATCTGAAGTCAGCGTGGCACTGTTGATGGAAACCGGTTTGTATCGCTTCGCAATTCCGGTAATAGAGCGAATTTCTATGAAATCGGCGGGTAGATCGGCAATGTCGTCGCTGATCGAAAGGGTAATGGTTTCTTCAGAACGATAGTGGCGAACAATCGGGCGAAGATGACTTTCAGCACGAAGGATGAAGCTAACAATAGGTGCGTCATCGCGGATGGTGTAGCTTTTAATCAGGTCCATGAACTCATTGTAGGTCATATCAGAGCCTCCAACTGTTCACGCGGAACTTTGCATAATCAGCGTCATTGAGACGACGCTTCATTGCTTCCGGATCGTCGGTGATGCCTTCGCGTTTCCAATCGAAGTAAAGTCCAATTGGAATGCCAGCGACTTTCACAACATCGGAATGCGAACCAGTCTGATTGAAGTCAGCGGCCTCTTGCGCGTTTGCATCGAGCATTGCCTGAAGATTTTTGTAATCGGTTTTGACAATGATCTTGTCACCGTCGCGGATCAAAGTGACCGTATAATCAGGTGTATCTTCCCATACGACCGAGCCGGATTGGATAAGATCACCAGCTTGAAAATTTTCCATCAAGTATGCCTCTAAAATGTCTATTGACGTATTTAGCGGCGGCTTGAATTTGGGAGATTTCGCATAAAAAAGAGCCTCCAAAGAGGCTCTAAGTTGTTCCTTGAATTTATGATTGTTTTGGCTGAAATTCAGCCTTTAGCCGTTCAAGTCAGCGATCTTGGCGTTGCCCTTTTCATTCAGGCATTCCAGCGTCGTTTCGGTGACGAGCATGTAGCGCTCGCTATCGCCAGTCTTGCCGAGTTCCTTCTTTTCAACACCCCGAAGGACAGCCGAATTCCAAAGAGCGGGATCGTAGGCGATGACGGTCGAAGTGGACATGAAACGATGCGGAAGGATCGTGACAGTACCGAAATCCGAAACGTAAAGGTCTACAGCCTGATTGACGGTCTTCTTGTCCGCGTTCTGCTGCTTGGTCGAACCACCGTTGAAGGTCGAAATCTTCGACTTCAGAACACCCGGCGCAATAACCGTGTTCGGATCACCGCCAGCTTCCCAAATCTTCTGGAGAGCGGAAATGAACAGTGCTTCAGTGAGCGGGCGAGCCGTACCAGCCGTAGGAGCATTGACCACACCACCGGAAAAACCGGTCGATGCGCCGTTCGCGCCATGCAGAGCGTTGGTAGAGATGAAGGCTTCAGCACCACCGAGCTTGCGAACGCCAACTGCAACAGAGCCGTTGCCCGAGACATAAGCAGCTTCTTGATCTCGCTTCAGTTCCTTGCCTTTCTTGGCGATCTGGCGAGCAAGTTCATCCTTCGCGCCAGCCGTGTTGACGGCGTTAAGAGTGGAACTCAGGCGAATGTCCTTCTGGAAAATCTGCGTGACGTTCGAAATGCGAACAGGACCATTGAGGGTCGTATCGGTTGCATCGGCACCTTCCGCAATAGCGTTGTCCTTATTGGCAGCAGCAAGTTCGTCCTGAAGCCATTCGTGTTTGACAGCGGTTGCCTTTGTCTTACCGATAGAGGAAATAAATGGGGTCTCTTCCGGCGAAATCATCGAAATGACGTTGCTCAAATCTTCGCGTACATGGGTGACATTAGTTGTGGTTAAAGTGGGCATTTTCTTACCTTCTTGTTCTTAGAGTAGATTCTTGATGAGTGCCGCCGCATCGGCAACACTGCGAGATTGGTTGAATTTTTCATAAGTCTGACGATCATAATCAGCAGCCGTCTTTCGCGAATTTTCCTTCGCTGAAATCACCGGTTTCTTCGCAATCTTTTCGACTACCTGCGGAATTGCCTTCTGTGCTTTTTCGGCTTTAACAACTCGGTACAGTATATCGATAATGCGGAAGTCAGCGATGCTCTTGATTTCCTGCTCGTTAAAGCCGGTGTCTAAAAGCATTCCAGTGATGTCACTGAAAACTTCATCAGCCTTATTTTTATCCTTCAGATCAGGGTATTTTTCAAAGAAGCGATTGCTCGATTCCTGAATTGCGATCTGGCGCTGCTCTTCCTCATATGCGGCTGCTTTCTGCTTCAGTGCAGTTTCAGCTTCATAGATTTGGCGAACGGCGTATTCACGCTTTTCCCATTGGGCTTTCTGTCGGACATATTCCGCCGGATCATTTTCTGCGAGCCAATCGAAATCGGGATATTCCATCTGGCGAAACTCGATTGAAACTTGCTGTTTCAGGGCTTCAATCCCTGCCAGTGCTTCAGATCGAAGGGAATTCACGTCCCTTTGGTTTTCCTGATAGAACTTCCGCTGTTCGGCAATTTCCTGCGTCTTTTTCGTGTAGTCGGCTTGTCTCATATATGAGGACCGAATTTCGCCAAGACTTATCTGCTTGCCATCGATATCGAAAAATTGCTCTTCCGGCGTCTCTTCAGTTTCAGGAGCTTCAATAGCTTCATCCACTTCCGGTAATTCAACGTTCTCGTCTGGTTGCTCATCAAAAGAGTCCTCAGATACGTCGAGAGTTTGACTGATAAGATCAGCCGCTTCATTAATGTTTAATGCAGTTCCTTCCGGATTGTTGCTTTCAATTTCCATCTATTTAGTAATTCCTAAAATTATTTTGGTTCGAATATTTAGTATTCTTCATCTTTCTGCGATTGCGCTTCGTACTTTGCGACTTCGACGTATTTATCGAGCCTTTGATTGATCAATTTGAAGCCATGGCTAAGTTGGTGAACACTATCGAGTGCTTCCGCTTGCCCTAACTTCGTGTTCACGAACGCTTCAAAAATTTCGGCTTCAATGCACTTCATTAGGGCGCGAAAATCTTCATTTTCCTTCAAGCGAAGTGCCGCATTTGCTTTCTCAATATTGTTCATTCGGAACCTCAATCGTTATCTGCGGAATGTCGCTTATCGCGGTTTCTGGCTGTGAATATTTCTTGTCTAATTCTATCAGCTTTAGGAGGTAATTTTGCTCCTGCTGTTTACTCTTTAATTCCATCTCTTCACGGAACTCGGATTGCTGCTGCTGAAGTTGAGCAACCAGCTTCTGCATTTCGAAATTGCGATCAGCTTCATCGGATTGCGCCTTCAGCTGCGCCTTGACCTTTTCCATCTCAATGAGACCGGCATTCGGATCTACGGGAGGCTGTGGCGGCGGGGGAGGCGGCAATGTGCTTGGATCGACAAAGAACAGGCTGCTGTTCTTGAAGCCTGCGGTCTCGGAAAGCTTGGCAAGGGTGTTGTAAATCGTCTGAGCGTTGACGATGGGAAGACCAGCCTGCATGGCGGACATTTGCTGTGCCAAGAGATTGGTCAAGGAAGCGGTAGACTGGTCACGGCTCATCACACCAAAGGCAACGGAGGTCGTCACGTCCAGTTCTGGCGTGAATTCGTCAATCGGCACGAAGTTGTTCGTGAGGCGGGCAATGAACGCCTGAGCCTCTTCCGGTTTCTGAAGAAGCTGGTCGATGACGATACGGATGAGGTATGCATATCCAGTGTCCGCAAAATAGCGGCTGATCATCTCCACCAGAAGCTGGCTGGAGTTATTGCGCTGATTTACGGCGGTCGCGGTAGCATTTTGAAGATCGCTTGCATTCAGCGATACCATCTGTGGTCCAACACCAGTCGTGAAATCGAGACTGTTCGACAGATTGGCAATGACCGGCATTGCATCACCGCCAGCGAAAGGCGGAATAGAATAGCTGATGCCGCCCGTTGGATCGTTTGAGCGAACGATGGAGCCGGGATGCTGATTTAAAAGGTCGTCCAGATTGACGGCATCCGGGTTTACGATCTTTGTCGGATTTACGTGGCTGTGCAGATCGTCAATGATGGCGCGGTTCAATCGGGTGATCAGGATATGGTCATCACCAATCTTGTCAGCGATACCCATGGAAAACAGGGTGTCTGCCTGCGGGAATGGAACGAACGGCGCATACGGATAGAAACGGGTGGTTTCTTCGTAATCGAGCAGGACAGGCTTTTCGATGCCACCGGCAAGAGTGAAGCGATAGTGCCGCGCCTTCTTGTCTATCTTCATTTTGCAATAGACGACAAAGACTTCCACGTCATCGCCTGAAACACCCTGATCGCCATCAAGGTCTTTCGAGCGTTCCAAGGCAATGCCATCATTCTTGCTCGATGCAAGAGCGATCTTGGACACCTTCTCGGCGTCATAGCCCATTTCAAGCAGGGCAGCTTTAGAAACGATCTTTCGATGCCCTTGAAGCTTGGCAGCAATGCCGCCGGTTTCAGGATCGATCTTCGCGTCTCGGGAAATGATGAAGTCTTCTGGAGCGACTGAAAGAACATTGAAAACGGGATTACGGCGAACACTTCTGATCTTCAGGTCGCGAACTGAAATGCCCGCTTCGTTCAGGTAGGGCTTGGACGCTTCCTCAATGACGATTTGACCGGCTTCTTCCTGCTGATCGAACGCGAGAAGCTGCGCGTCTGGAATGCCCTTGATTGTGCGGGGAAGACCTTCAACGGTCTCGGTCGTGAATTCCGCTGTGATAATGCCTAGACCGCAAATGAAGCCGTTCTGAAGCCATGGCTGAAGGAAGGACAGATGACTGTTCTTCGTCTTCAAAATCCAGTTCACAACGGATGTTTGCTGACGTGCAATCGCTTCGTCTTCTGGACCGAATGGGAGGAATTCGCAGACGTTTTCCGGGCTATCGAAGATGCGGATCATCGACGCAGTTGACCAGTCAACGCGCTGCTGAACTTCGGGCGAAACCCACTTGGAGCGACCTTTAATTTTTTCGTCGCCGGGAAGATAGGCGCGCTTATAATATTTCAGCGCCGTTTCGTGTTTTGTCGCAATGTTTGAATTGCTGAAATTAACAGCATCCTTTAGCTTAACTGCGATGCTGGTTTCGATAGCCTGTTCGTCCATTAATCCTTTCTCTTTGTTTAAGGCTATTTAGCTTCACTGGTAGCTCTGGAGGTTCGTGTACTCTATTGGCTTCGACCACGAGTATTTGCTTTGAAAACGGGAAGGATTGACGCTGAAAGTTATTGCCAAGGCGTCGGCATAGTCGGGCGAACGACCGAGCCGCTTTTTCAGCGCCTTCTTCTCTTCGAGTTTGATCTTGCCGGAACCATCATCATAAGTCGGCGTCACAAGCTCTTCGATAAGCCGCTGATGATTGGGAATGGAGACGTTCTCTGTCTGAAACCATTCGCGCATCTCGAACCAAATCTGGTCACGGACACGATGATAGCGGTCTGGATTGCGTGTCGGCGTTCCAGCGAAAATGCAAGAATGAACGGGAAGACCGAAGTCTTTCAGATTGCTGTAGACGCCGTGACCAAGACCGGTCGCATCGACGGCGATTATAGATGGTCGAAGGTTCTTCGGAGTGGATTGGTAGAGGTCTCTGACTTTGTACGCCAGTTGGGTTGGATCAAGTCCGCGCCATTCCTCAAAGCCTAACAGCAAATTGTCATGGCGCATTGCCAGTACGGAACTGTCCTTGCCAGCGCCCGCTGGATCAAGACCCCATATGACAGGGGCATTCGATGCAGGAACGACTTCTGTGTTGAGAACGGCGGTCTCGATCCATTCGCGGCTGATCAAGCCGTCAATATCGGAAAGCGGGAACTCGCCAAGGACCATGACGCGATATTCGCGGCTGAGCGGCCCCCCGTAATTCTTTGCAAGCTGATCGAATGTTTTGGGATCGAAATGCGGGCTATCCTTCATTTGCCCATGGACTTGGGTCCACTCGTCGCGAATGTCTGGATCGCAGTGTGTTCTCCAGAAGAAGCCGCTTGCCTTGGAAGGGTTTGAAACGAGACAGAGCTTCGCGTTCGGATCGGTAAGGATGTTCAGTAGCGCGCCAGTGAAAACGGCGTCGTCAATACCGGATGCTTCATCCACGATGACGAAGTTGTTGTGGGCATGGATACCGCGAGCATTGTCGGGCTTGTCGCCGCTTGCCAGACGATATTCGGCAAAACAGGAACTCGGATTGACCGTGCGGCTGATGCGTGTTGCCTGAACGTCAAAGCTCTCTTTGAAGATCGGAGACATCTTTCCATGGAGTACCTGGAGTTCCTTCCAGATGCCGCCGCGTAGCTGCGGTTCCGATGGTCCGAAGATGGAAACCTGAACTTGATCATGCGTGATTAGTGCCCACCAAGTCACGATGGCTTCCGCATGCGTCTTGCCGAAACCGACACCACCGCGAAACGTAATGGTGCGTTTGGTGCGGAAGGCTTCGCAAAATTCAATCTGTTTCGGGGTAAGGGTAGAGCCAAAAACCTGAAGCGCGAAAACGGCAATGTCTTCGCGGTAAATGTCTATAAGTGCTGCTAATTCTTGTAAATTTTCATCTTTATTCGCCATCCGATATTTAGCGGAATGGCAAACTCAGTCAGACTTTCGGTTGAGGAAACGGAGCAGGAATTCCCGCAAATCCTCTTTCATCTTGGCGGGATTTTTCGCGTAGTCCTTGGCAATGAGCAGCAAGGCTTCCGCGAAATACATGCCGAGTAGACCGACACCGAACGCCACTGAATTTACTGTGGAGGGATCGGCAATCGCAAACAGATAGGCAATCAGGGGGGTGACGTAGGCGGCAATGATGCTGCCGATAAATCCACCGAACAAGTTCTGCCAAAGCGACCCTGTCTTTGCCACGAAGCTTCGAACGATTGAGCCAAAGAACCCTGCAATGATGTGGCTGGTCTGGAAGCCATTGCTTGCCAAGAACAGCGAAACGGCAGCAACCGCCGCAATTATCCAATCAACCATCGTCGTCGGTGTCTTCTTCCGGCGTGATGTCGATCATCTTTTCCTTGGCACCCGGCAGCTTCAGAGAATTGATTTCTGCAAGCATGCCGGCAATCGAATGGGAGTGGCTGACATTGACGTTCGTATCTGCTTTAGCTTTCGGGATTATCGCGCCGAGAAGCCATTCAGCAGCTTTGAAGCGAACGCCGTCGCTGGTGTTCGGATTATTCATGAGCGCGATCATGTTTTCCAGCGCTTCAGGCGTGGCGTCCATGATGCTGTTTTTAAGCTCTTCGGGAAACTTTTTGCGTCCACTGCCTTTCGGCGGTGGGTTTCCTTTTTGGAAGCCTACACGCTTCAGCCTTTCAAGGTTTTCCGGGGATTTTCTTCTATCAGTCATTGCTAACCGCTCTGCCTCCAAATGTTTTGAGAAAGGAAAGCGCGTCATCTTCATAGGTGAAATCGACCGTGAAAAATCCTTCATCGACTGCTAGATTAAAGTCTTCTGAAATGAGTTCTCGAACCTTTGCGCCGAACTTGGAATCGATCCATTCGGAATAAATATTGTCCGCTTTTGCCTGTGTGATCTCGGCTTCATATCCGCGAGGAAGATGAAAAATAACTTGAAAAATAACTTGCATGCTTTGCCTTTCTCTGAGATTCGTTTTTCAGATATTTAGCAAACCGTTGACCGGAGCCTGACATGACAACTTTCTTGGAATATTCGAAAAGCTATGAGGTTAAAGAGAACGAAGCCGTAAATGCTTTTTTGGCGGCACTTATTCGCCAAAAGAAGGCTTTCGAAACGGGCGAAACAAGCCGTCGCAGTTGGATAAAAGAGGAAAATGGCAGCTTCTATATCAAGCTCGGAAAACTCGCAAAAACTTATCGCGTGACAAGTAGACCTGATGTCAGCGACTTCCTACATAAGGCGGCTCAGGGCGCGCAGAATGAAGCAGAGACCGATTTCAGAGCATTGATTGAAGAAGCCTATGGCTCGTCGGATGCAGCCGCAGAAAACAAGCCAAGGCGCGGTCGCAAGCCAAAGAACGCTTGATTAATAAGCGGTTACAGCCTTCAACCTTTCGATAGACAGGGTGAATTCTTCGTTCGCCCGCTCTTCGCTCAATGCGTCCAATTGATCGATTGCCGACCATTCCTTTGCAAAGCTGTCTTCAATCGCACGGCTGCTCTTGTTCAGGGCAACGATGGAGTTGGACAGCCTTTCAGCATCCAGCTTCATTTGCGCAATCGTCTTTTCATTCAGGGAAACAGTAAAGCTGAGTGTGGAATTCTCAGCAGTCAATGCTGCGATCTGACTGGAGGCAACTTTGTAATAGATGCCAAACGCCGAGATTAAAGCGAAGAACAGGATGATTACGCCAACAATGGCATACGATTTCAGTTTTGTGAGCATGCCGGTATTTAGGCACAATTGCGGTTTCTATTATTTCTTGCGAATCGGCTCGCAGAACGGGCTGCATCTCTAAATCACAGGGATTAGATATGAACCACAGCTTTGTGCCGGGTACGCCGGGTGTTTATGATGCTGCTGAACTCAAAGAGTTTGTTGCAACACTCCCGACCGAGGAAGAGCAGCACCATTCGATGATTTCGTTGCTCAATCTGCGAAATCTCAGTTCTTACGTAAACGACTACGCATCTGCTGTTGGGCTTCACCGACACGTCCAAGACCTGCGAGAGAGCGTCCTACGCACAGAAGAACCCAACACGCTCGTTTTCAACAACCATATGCATCTCTTGAAGAATTGGGACGAAATGGCAGGCAGAGAAGCCGCTATGACGCTCTTTCATGTCGGGAAAGCCTTAATGCAGATAAGGGCGAACATGCGCTTTACCGAGACGATCAAGGCGGACTCCGATGCAGACAGCCTTCGAAAAGCTTCGGGCGAACTGGAGCGGGCATTTCCAAACTACAATATTGCTCGCCATGCCGCTGGTCATAGGGCTGAAGCAGTGGGTTCGCTGGAACAGATCAAATTGCACGCGGTCGATATCGAGGGCGGGCAACAGTTCATAATCGGAAATGTTCAAGGGGATGATTATCTCTCTACTTTCGAAAAGAAGCTGCTCAAAGTGCCGCTTACCGAAGAAGCCCGCCAGAAACTGAATGACGTGGTGGCATTGATCTATTCAGCATTTCCGAAGCTCGTGCATATGTTGCCACCGCTCAATTACGGGGTTCAGGCACCGGATAATGGTGAGGGTTCATCCGAAAGGCTGTGACGATTAAAAATTTCTGGATGACCTGATAAAAATAAGCTTGAAGTGCCGCGGGGGTGTGGGGTGCGAGTCACCCCCTCACGTTCTTGACGCTTGATCCTCAAAACGAATTGCCGAACACGCGACCAACCGTATAAGCCGCATCGCGATCAGCACCATGCCCGAACCGAGGGCGATGTTGTGTGAGAATTGCAATGCAGTCACCGTAGCCAACGCCAGCCTTCTTCAGTTCAACAGCGGCTTGGTGAAAGTTGTAGCTACCTTTGCCTTCGCCTTTTTGAACAGCGAACCTTTCAATGATGTCATCGATTGCTTCTTTCACAGGAGCGAGCCGTTTGACATTCGTATTCGCTGCACTAGGCTTTGATGCACCTATGGAGTTGCGGGAGAGGAACCACCGAACATCCAGAAAGCGAAGTTCAAAATGACCGTCCTTTCTGATGTTGCGCTTGATGAACAGCGGTGCCTTGAATTGGCTGACCGAAGGTGAATGGAATTTAGTATTGACGGTCAACTTACTGCTGTCGATTTCGTAGGTTCCTGTGCCGAACTTGGCGTCGATATCGTCTTGCAGCAAATTCACTATGCGCAGATAGTTCGCGGGATTAACGGCTTCGCTTAGACCAATAATGACGCGAATATGAGGCTCTAAAGGCGTTGACGAGAAACTGTTGAAGATGAGGTGAGACCATCCATTCTCTGCCAAGAAATCAGATAGGTCTTGCGGATCGCGCTTTACAATATCCATATCCAAGATGACGAGTTTCGTTGCGCGAATATTACCAACCAATTTGTGATTTTGTTCGTCAGCGATATCACCTTCCCGAAAGCAGATAGCCTCGCTCTTGTTTTTAGGTGAGTACGACTGATGTTGATCCTCTAGGATTTCTAAAAGATCAGACCACGACATCGGCTTCACCAGCAACTGCTTGGCGTACTTGTTGTTCCAGAAGATCATTCGATATTGATCATATTGCTGCGTATTTTCATGGTCTTCATTCATCTTTTTTCGGCTCTCTCTTGATTTGCGTTGTCTCTCTTTGGCGTTCGCAGGGGCGGCTTTTTCATCGCCTTCTTCCCGAAACTCATCAATTCCCAAATCTAAAAGGCGGGGTTCGTTCGCACATCCCAAGAGGCGGCTAAGTTCGAAAGCACAATCTCGATCTGGAGCTACGATAGTGAACGGCTTGGTGTTGTCTCGATTGCGTGCACAGATACGCAACGCAAACTGATAGAAGCGATCAAACGTGAAGGATTTCCAGACTTCGTGGCTTCCAATACCGAACACTTCGTACAGGAATTTGTATGTGGCAGGATCGTAATATTGGGTGGCGAGGTAGACCGCCATATCCATGTCAGAATAGCCATTTTGACCGTGGGCATGAACCCGTAAGCGGGTTGCTGTAGCGCCCTCAGTTGACCAAGGATATTGCCTTCCGTTCGGCATTTTGTTGATGCCGAAAATGTACTTTCGGTTTGGATACTCTTGTTCGATGATTTCGGCAGTTTTTTTGAAAACCGTCTTTACCTTAGCCTTCTTCATCAATTCGCCGGTTAGCGGCTTATCGCTCACATAACGGATATCAGCCAAGTTGGCGTTGTGGGTTAGACCGTTGTCGTTCAATGGGAAATTTGCTTCTGCAAGGTCAGCAGACTGCGACCAGATGAGATTTGTCAGAGAGTCTTCGAAGAGCGCCCCAAAAATTGAAACGTCTCGCCCTGTATGGACGGTATGCTTCAGCACTGCCCAAAACTGAATGTCATTTTGCTCGCCATCCGTGAAGCGATTATAGGAGTCCGCTAGAACATACACGTCATAATTGGGGTCATAGTTTGCCTCACAAAGCTCCTGAAGAGTTTCACTGTCTTTAATCACCGCATAGTTCCAGCCAGAATGGGCAATCTCTATTGCGGCGGCAGTGAGCTTCAGACGATAATATCTCGGGGAGAGGGAGATTTCGACATCAAGCAATTGCCTGAAGATTGATCTGGCATAATGCGCCTTCTCAAACTTAATGATCTTGAGCGGATTGAAAATCTCGTCTTCGAAAATCCGATAAGCACTAAGATCGGCAGCACATTCATGGACAATGCGTTGGGTGACGATAATAAGCTTTTTACCAGCTTTTACGGCATCAAGGAGGTGTTGACGTGAAGAGTAATCATGATCCCGTTCGCGGCTGATTACCGTGGGCTTGATGCCAACAGCGTGGAAATATGACTCGTATTGAAAGGAAAGCTTGTCTGTCGGAGTGGCGATAATTGTGGGCTGATCTGAAGCCAGCACCATATCAAAGATGGTCTTAGACTTTCCGCCGCCTGCATGTGCCGACTGTTTTTTGATGGAAACTTTGGTCATAAAAATGGTCTCGTAAAATAGGCAATAAAAAGGGGTTTCCCGAAGGCGGTCCGTCAAGACCTTCAAGGAAACCCCGATATTTTTACGAGATTTTGAGTGCAGAGAAGATCAGCGGTCCTATTCGAATTGAAGACGATTAGGACTTGACGGACCTTCTCTTAACTTCAGACATATTTAGGGATTTTCGTTTCTGGAAAAGCCAGAACACAGGGTCTTAATCGAATTATTTTTGATTATTTTCCGAAAAGGGAATGTCTCGATTAAGTCTGGTCATATTAGCTTAAATTGATAGAAAAATCAATGAGAAAGATTGGTTTAAATGGATACTTACACACTCTCGCTTCGCTCGAATGAGCTTCGCTCATACGAACTGGATTTGAATAGGTGATGTTTCCTCGCCATCCTGTTCTTCTTACAGGATGATTGTTTTATATCTTTTCCTTCGTGACATTCTCTGGAGAAAATGTGTCACATTACACCTTAATATAAGAGGTATTTCGTGACATGTTTTTTCCAGAAATAGAAGAATGAACAAACTCATCCTGCCAAATGAATAGGATGGCGAGTAAAGCCGACTGATCAAATCATAGGACCATGAGCGAAGCGAATTCGAGCCGTAGGCGAGAGTTGTTAAGGTCAACTAATCGACCCTATTTGAACAGGTAATCAAACACTTTCCGAAAATCAGTACCTTCTCAAATTTCCTTAAATCTAGCATTTCAAAACCCCTGCAAAATAAGGCTTTCCGGCTGCTTAATAAACGTCTTTTTTAGCGAAAGGTACAATCTTACCCCCACCGGAAAATAAAAATGTTCTCAGTTTAAGGAAATGGACAAAACCCCTTATTTTGCAGCGCTTGTAGCGTCTCATATGGGTAAACCATAGCAAGACAATTCCATGAGACACTTTTCGCGTCTTATTAGGGTTGATTTCAGTATTCCGAGACAGTATGACTCAAATATCTAGAGCCAAATGAGACAAAAGGGCGTCAGATGTCAGTCATATACGGATATGCCAGAGTGTCGGCATCGGATCAGGATTTGACCTTGCAAGAAGAGGCCCTCCGATCAGCCGGGGCAACGCTTATTCTGAAAGAGAAAAGAAGCGGCACCACAACACAAGGCAGAGAAGAGCTTTCCAGACTGCTCGATTTCGTTCGGGAAGGTGACACCATCATCATTACCCGTATCGACCGTCTAGCGCGCTCTATAGCCGATCTATCCGCTATCGTGGACCGCCTGAAAGCCAAGGGTGTTTCACTGAAGGCAACTGAACAACACATCGACACCAGCACTCCAGCCGGAAACGCTTTTCTCCAGATGCTTGGTGTATTCGCTGAATTCGAAACAGCCCTCCGGAGCGAACGCCAACTGGAAGGAATTGCCAAGGCGAAGAAGAATGGCGTCTATAAAGGCAGGAAAGCCACTGTGGATGGCACCAAGATCAATGAGCTAATGGCGGCTGGTAAAGGTCCGACCGAGATAGCCAAAACCCTTGGGATCGGTAGAGCGACTGTCTACCGATATCTTGAAGCGAAAGCATGACTGTTCAAGATTGTTGAACAATATGGATAGTTTGTTCAACAATAGTGGAATATGGCGGAAAAGTGTGGGCGTTGGCGGCGCGGGCTGGATTTGTGGTCGTGGGGCAGCTTACGCGAACTCGTATTGGTTTGTGAACCCATCTCCACGAAAGTTGAGTCTGATCTCTATGTCACCAGTCAACGTCTCTGCCTGTGACCGAACGAAGTGAACGCCGTCATTGTCCATCACGAAGCCATCGAACATAATCTTCTGGTGATGACCAGCCAATACGCGCCTCTTACCTAAAAGCTGAAGTTTGGACCGTATTTGGTAAGTAGGGATGCGGACCTGATCTTTCTCACTTGTGGTTTGTGGCAGCTTCTTCAATGTCTCGGCGGCGGCAAGATCGCATCTCATGATATCGTGGACAAGCTGTCGCAGTGCGATGTCAAACGGGCGCGATCTTTCGCCTTTATGGAAAATCTTATTTCGAAACATACCGCTTGGGGGCACCGGCTGGTAGAGCGCAAAACCACTAACTGTTTCACCGCTCTGTATGCATCTTTGTCTAATGGGAAAAAGCACGTTGTTGTTGTGCTTGATCTTGTTGCAAATGAAAGACCAATCATCTCGGCGTTTTTTGACCGTCTCAGCATAGTCAATGGCGATTTTTTTAAAGTCGGAACTCGGTCTGAAGTTAATCGCCTTCGGGATCATTGTGGCGAACACATCGAACATTTCCGTTGCTTTATAGCAAAGGTCTTCAAAGGCTTTCAGTAATGATGTGAAAGCTCCTTCGTTCTTTCCTCCGTATAAGTCGGAAGCTATTAAGGCATCTACCGCTTCGCTGAAAGCCTTGCTAAACTTGATAGAACCCATAGCTATTAACCGACAAGGATGAAGGATATCGTCGCCCTCATTGATCGGCACTTGGTGATCAACCCAAGCCCTTCCAAAAGCTGATTGTAAATTACCTTCATCATCAAACGATACAGAAAATTTCGCCATTTAAATGTGCTCGAACCACGCTTTTCTTACTCGGATTCTCTCTATCTTTATCACTCGGTCATCCCGCAAATCGAGTTCATTTTCCTTTTGAAATTTTGTCGCAAATCTACCGAATCCGGGTCTCTCAATTCGAGCAGGTATCGCTTGAACTCTTCAACCAATTGCTCATGAAATTCCGTTCGGTTGATACGGATTGTCTGATCGTCGTTAAAAGTGATCATTTTCCCCGTTATGCCAACCGTGAGCCTATCCGTTGTGCCGCTGTGATGTAGGGCACACCTGCCTTGTTCATAAAGTAATTTTCCGTCGTCTTTTGCCGTTAAGGGGTTTTGCAGGCAATGGGAGAATTCCTCCCAATCTGCGCAAAATTCAGTAAATAGGCGGGTGCTATGCCATTTGTGATCCACTCTTCCATCTCGGAAGCCTTGGATGGTCTCGATCACTAGAAAGTCCAAGGCTAAGATTGCGAAACCGAACGTTGGCAGCGAACCTTCAACTGGTGCATCGATAAGATATTGTGCGGGCTTTAAGAAACGCTCTGTAATTCGGTCATCCAGAATATCGACGGCTGTGTTCCAGTCGTTTTGATTGGGGTTATCTGGATCAAGATCAAGCGCCTTCCATTGCTCAATCTTGTACTTCGGACTGATATAAATGTCGTCGCCAGTTCTGTCGCCCATCAGACCACCAACGCCATACTGTGCGCCTTCATAAATTCCGCACATTTCATATCGTATTGGATGTGAATTTTGTCCTCATCTATCGTTGGAAACTCAGAGGGAAAGAGGTCAATAATTTTCGCCGTTAGCCGCTCGTTTATGACCGCATTGTAGCCATAGGCAGTAGCGAAGGTTTCCACTTCTTGAAAAGTTCCGTCGAACCCATTCTCAACCTCCAGAAGCTTCATATTTTGCGGAGCGAAGGCAAACCCGAGAAAGATCACTGTTGATGCGTTGGTCATTGCATCCTGAATTTTGGGGGAGATGTCACTGTTCATGGATTCAGACCAAGTGACAATATTTTCACTCATTGCCCAAATGCGTTCTGGCGTGGGTTCAGCCCCGAATGGATGGTGCCGTAAATCACCAAGGCTTCCATAAGGGTGAATGATGTTGATGTTTTTCACTATCTGTCGTGCCATTTCTGGCGAGACATCGCGAAACGTCTTCACGATGGCATATTCTAAGTACGTTTCAATGCAGCGGTCGTAATTGAAGCAAATGATCGTTATGTTGCTGCCAAGGGTTTCAACCTCACTGTTTCGAACGCCATCGAATAGCATTCGCGTAAAAGGCTTTATCCAAGTGTCAGAAAAATCTGGCTCTGAAGAACGGTATGATTGTTGCGTGATCTGAGCCATCTTACTTAACCGCTCTGCTTTCGAGATTGCGTAGGCGATTTGTAGCTTTCCTGCCTCTGCGATTATCTCGTCGCCGTTATGGCGGTTTATAAACTCGTCTATTGACCCTGCATGGTCAATCGCCCGATATATTTCAGCCATCGCCAAAAAACGGGCATTAATTGCTTCGTTGTCTTTCGTGTATCTATTGACCAAGCATCGAAAAATTGGCTCCACGCCTTCTTTCATCGTGCCAAAGTCAAAATGAAAGCTTGAGTTGGTCTGTATCTGTTTCATGAGCGCTTCGCCTACGGGCAGTCCAAATTCATGGCTTGCGCCAGCACCGATGATGAAAACAGTATTATCTCGAAACATTCTCAGCCAAGCCCAATACCTAATTTTACCCACCACGAACTAAATCATGCGTTGAGTTTGGCTTGCAATACTATTTTTACGAGGAAGGTCGCGCTTTTCGAGATATGCCCAGATTACTGCCAAAGCAGTTAGGGCGATGACCGACGCAAGCACCACGGACAATGTCACTCACAGACGATTTACCAGAGATTTAATCCAAGACATGCAGGTTTCGATTGCCCAATCATCTTGCTCTTTGGACAGGACAGTTGCTTCGGCTGTCCCGGGACCGTGACCAAGTTTATTTCGCACTTCACCAAAGAAATTTCTTAGTACATTTGCTTCCCAAGGCGCGATCAGTTTTCCACCTCTTTCAGCCGCCAACCCTTCAATGAAGTTTGCGGCACCCCGCTCGTTACCCGTTGTAGCGTTGCGGTCATGGGCGATAATTTTGATTGTGCTTTCTAACGCTTTCGCGGCGGAAAGAGCAGCTTCAGCGCGTCGATTGTCCCGTCGATCAATCGCTTCTAACATGTCCATTTCGACATTTTCCCACTTAGGGTGCGCAATTGCTTGCCAAAACGGCTGCTTTACGTGTTCGTTGACAAAAACGTCGTCCGAAAACTGAATGAAGCCGTTATGGTAGGTAAGCGGGAACGTGGCTTGGCGGAGCCGTTCATTAATTTCATAAACATTTTCACGCAATTTTTCGTTTAGTCGCGTGTTAATCCGAATAAAGTATTCACGGTAGCCCTGATTAACCCCCTTCAATTCTTTCGGTAGAGCTGCGTTAGCCGTTTTTACCTGGTTTTCGAAGTCCCTAAAGGCTAGTTCTACAAAGCTTATTCGTTGTTTTATGAAATAATCTGCATCGGATAATTCAGTCGGGACGAATTGCATGAATGTCGTGATGACCTGCAAAGGAGTATTTCTGTACGTTCCGCTGTAGAGCGGAGACAGATGATCGGTTCCAAATTCCATCGATAATTTGCTGGAAATTGCCTCAAGCGACGACTTTGCGGCACTATTTTCTTTACCATCAACGTAATAAGGGAACAATTGCTCGGTGATTATCCTGCGAGACTGCACCATAAATCGCCGTTTGCGTTCGTCATACGATTTGCTGAGCGGTGTGTTGTAATAGCGTTCTGCGAAGATGTCCGTGAGCATTCGATTCCAGCCGTCTGACTTTACCAAATACGCAACAATGCATCACTTGCGATAAGCAGCAAGACCCATAGCCATGATCGCAAGAAGAAAGATGAGGACAACCGAAACGAGACCAGATGCACTGGCTTCAAAGAATAGGAATTTTACTGATAGTTGCTGATCCATTTAGCGCGCACCTTTCCATTAAAAAACAAATGAAGGTGCTGCTTGCTGCTTCGCAGTGTGGCGACAAATGGTTGTTGGGTCAACCAGTAGATTGAAACCGAATTTTAACCAAAAGAAATTGTGGGTAGTGGCTTCGGTAGGCAGTTTAACCGCTTTACTTTCCTGATGCCTTTTCACACGCTCTACCTCCAAATGTTGATGGACGCCTTATTGTCTCTAGGGCGCTTCAGAAGTAAAGCCTACTATATATAGTATTAACTCATTCTTGCCGCTAGTCCCCGCCAAGGCGCTTCCCCATCTCAGCCAGCTTCTCCAAATCGCGTTTAGTCAGCTTCAGCATTTCTTGCGTGAGGCTCTTAGCGTCCTTCAGCATAGCTTCGAATTCAGCAAATCGTTGATGGTCCATGGTCGTGGTTCTCCTGTCTGTCGATTGATGGCAGGAGTATTTAGATTTTTGACGTGTTTGCGCGACACCCGACACATGATCCAGTCGTTGAAATATGCCGGGTCCAAAAGGACATCGTGATCGAATTGGGCTTTCGCTTCGAAGTAGCCACATTCTGAAGATGACCGGCACAGATGGAGGATTTCGCGCCTGAAGCCATCTGGACCATTTGCAGCGACCAGTTCTTTCAGGGTGGAGTTGCTGCCGTAGTAGGTTTGCCAATCACTTTCGGTGATCTTCGTGCGCTTGCGGGATTTCCCTTTGAGCGGGGGAAGGGTGCGTTTTGACCTGAAGGCTTTACGACCGATGTATTTTCGACCGGTGGCAGTCTCGGTGATGAGATAGACGAAGCCGTATAAGTTTGAGATGTCAGCGGAAGTGAATTCCTTTCCTTGATAGAGCCACATGAAAAATACCCTGAATAAAGGGGTATTTATGCGGGCAACAAAAAAGGCTTCGGGAAGGAGAGAACCCGAAGCCTTTTAAGCGGAGAATAATCCATGCTGACTGAATTGCAGGATCGTCTCTATTTAGCTGTTTCTTGCGCTTGAGATTTGAGCGCCCGAATATAGGCGTCACCTTCATCAAGATAGTTTTGGACAACTGTGGCTTCTCTTTCTGGTGCACGAACAACGTCCCAAAAGTTCATGAACCTTGCGCACTTAATGCCGACTATGAACAGAACAAGAATTGCAGCGATGAAAAGAGGAACTGAGACTGTGAACAT